CCCTGCCATACCTGCAAATCTACAAGCAAAAGATACTCGTCTACTATCGGTTCCGCTTCCTTGTGGTGCTTTTAAATTGCCACCAGTCTCTCTGTTATAAGAAGCTCTACCTTTTGCATTTAATCCACCTTTAGGATTCTTACCTTCTTTGCGTTGCCACGCTGCTGTCTTAGGCATTTATTATCCTTGTAACTTTTCTGTTGCTGTTGCTATATTTAATAGTGTCTCAGACTTAAGATGTTCTATTTCTGGAATATTTCTCATAGTTTCACTATTAATATTCTCTGTATCTGCTCTCATCTTATCTATAGCAGCTAATTCTTTCTGTAGTTTAATAAATGTCTCTTGAATCTTAAGTTCATTTGGTTGTGCTGCTCCAGCTTCTGCCGCGTTTTTCATAGCTTTAGTCTGTTCTTCCTGAGCTTCAGCTTGAGTCTTAAAGATATCAGCTTGTGCTTGCTGCATCTGTAGCTCCATAGCCATTTGTTTCATCTGCTCTTCTTGTTCATTAGGCTGCATACCTTGCATTAGAGCATTAACAATTTGGTCTCTGTTGTGCATACTAGAGTTCTGGAATACAGATACAAGTATAATATTAAACGCTGGAGAGTCTTTAGGTATAGCTTGTAGTAAGCTAACCATCTGTTGTGCTTCTAATTCCTTAGCCATAATACCCATAGTAGAGTAAGGAACAAATTTATAATCAGCAATAGGATACCTATCTACGTCAAACTGCACCTTTCTCCATAATGATTTATTAATCATAGGGATTAAGAATGTATTCTGAAAGTTCATTAAGGTACGCTTCTGTCGTTTGATAGCAGAAGATTGTTGCATAGACATACCAGCAGATGTAGCTCTTTCTGCACTGCCTGTGTCAGAAGAACCAGTACCCATCTGTATCATATTTTGTAGGGATGATACTTGATTGTAAGTGTTTTGGTCTGTTGAGCCTAGAGTTAAAGGCATAATAGCCTGTCTAGGGTCTCCATTAGTAAGTATAGTCTTGCCCGGTCTAACCTCTAGTCTGACTCCACGTGGTAGTCTAGTAGCATCGGCTGCGAGCATTGGTGTTGTAGTTAGAGCTAGAGAATCAATACGTGCTCTCATCTCTGCGTCTAATGCTTTCTGTGGATTATAGCCCTTCTCACAAACGCCCCTCCCCCAGAATTTATTGGGAACGATGTCGTGTTGATAAGATATGAATGGTCTGTCTTCCATCATAAATGGATTACGTTCAGCTCTTAATATGTGACTGTCATTAGCTATAGTTACTACAGCTTCTACTAACTCGTCATCATTATACTCAAAATCATCCATAGATTCATCTTCGGCTAAGAACCTAGCTGGTACTTTACCCCAGTATTCAGTGATTTTAATTTGGTCGTTAGCGTCAGGACGTGATTCTTCAGGGTCAAAGCCCTTTAATCTTTCTATATTGTAACTACCTTCTATAGATATATCTCTATATGTACCATTCTCGATACCTTCAATTATACTATGTCTAGGTTTAATTACTTCGTGTGCGACACCAAGAGCTTCTTGTATGCTTGTAGCTGATGGGTCTATTAAGAATTCTTTAGGACTAATTGCTTCTACTTTAACGTCAACAACCGTATCTTCCTGTAGGATTCTCTCTGTAACCATTGTTCCTTCTATTGGAACTTCTACTGGATACTTCCAAGTGTTCTCTTCTACAGATATTTTACCAATACCAGTACCATATACTGCACCATTTAAAAATACTTCACATAAAGCATCTTTACATCCAGTGGATTCTAAATCTTCTTGTAGTAAATTACGGACATACTCAGCGTCTGAGGTGTCTTGGTCTAGCATATCATCTTTAATATCAAACCACTTACCACGACCAAACGTAGCTTCCTCAATCTCAGCTACAGATGATTCAACTGCTTGTTGTAATGCTGGAGATATTAATCTAGACTTCTCTGACACTCTAGTCTTATCACTAGCTTTCCAGATACCACGCCATAGACGATAATATTCATCCCACATATCTAAATAGTTAGAGTCTCTGTGATTTCTCCACTCTTCTAGACGTGTGCCCAACCATCCGGCTAGTCCTTGGTACTTACTCTCTTCGCCATCAATCATTTAATATCCTGCAACATCATCATAAGGTTCCCATTCTTCTTCTAATTCAATAGTGTGCATATAATCTGCTACACTTACTTGGTCTATATAAGCTAAAGCATCAATAATGTCATCGTGTGTGCCCTTGCTTGGAAATTCTATTAACTGTGTTTCTAAATCACTATTCCAACTAGGGTTACGATTAAATGTAATCTTACCGTGCTCTAGTCTTCCTTGTAAAGCCCAAGTGATTCTATCTGCTTTCTTCTTACCACCGTGAGTTACATCTGTAATGACAACCCATTGTCCTTGTGTCCGCATTTCATCTTCCAAATAAGGAAGTATCGCATTCTTTAACGCACCGGATTCTATTCCGACAGTAGTTGCCTGATTCTCAATCGCAGCCTGTAATATTTTAGTAGCAGTTTCTTTAATTCCCCATCTACCGTGGAGTATATCTTTGACCCACCATCTGTCAGCGCAGATTTTAACGATTGCAATTGCAGTTTCGTCAAGTTTACTACCTTTGATACCGCGTTCTTTCTCCACCGACTCATAGCCTGCAGGGTCAACCGCAATAACGAAATTTCCGTCTTCTGGTTCTTCATCATCATACTTAATCCATTCGTTTTTAAAGATACCACCTGTGAAACTCACAAAGCTGGCTTCAAATTCTTGCCTAAAAGCTTGAGTAGACATCGTTCTTCTAGCTACTTCTACTTCTTCTGGGTCTATTAGAGGGTTATCTGTAGATGTATACTGAAATGATTCCCAGTCTTCATCTTTATCTGCTGCTAGATACAAATCATAGAAGTGATTCTTCCCGGCAGGAGTCCCTATAAATAAAGCACCACCTTTTACGTCAGCAAGTGTAGGTCTTATAATCTGTTCCCACACTTCAACCTTCATACTAGCATACTCATCGAGTACAACATAGGCTAAACCTACGCCTCTTAAAGTATCTGGTCTATCTGAACCCTTTAAACTAATTCTTCTACCATTAACTAACTTCATAGTAGCTGTATTTTCGTGGGTAGTCTCTATAAGGTCTGTATCGTGTAACAGTTCCTTAAGCATATTCCACATAATATCTTTAGCTTGCTGAAATGTAGGACCTATATAAAACACATCCTTACTTTCAGACTGAAGGGCTTTTATAATAAGTATCCAAGCTGCTAACCTAGACTTACCAAACCTTCTTCCTGCACTTACAACCTTAAATCTAGCGGTACTATTAAATATCTCTAGTTGTGCGGGGTGTAACTTTACATCTAACTGGTTACTCACTATTGGCTATCTTAATAATAGTCTCATCTAACTCTGACTCTTCTATGATAACACCTTCTGCATATTCTAAAGGTTCTTTCTTATCTTCAGTTATAATCTTTTCCGCAAGACCACCAACATTAATAATAACATTACCTTTGTCTTCTGAAGACCTAAACTCTACTGCCTTAGTAGTAGGAATAATTCTATCCATACACATTTTAAGACAAGTCCTGTCACCTTCGAGTGCTAAGTCTATAACCTTCTGGACTATTTCTGGTCCTTTGTTAGACATTAACTCTCTGCTTAATGCTGTAAACTTATTGACGCTACCTTTTGGTCTACCCTCTGGATTTAGAGACTTCATACCTTTGTATAGCTTAGCTGAACCTTTGTTCTTTGCAGACATCCTATTCCTTCTATGGTTATACTTTAGTTCAACTAAATAGGAATTATTAGAATGATAATAAAGGTTATTTCTAAGAGAAGCCTTTTAGGTGAATCTTTAAGATAAGGTTTTTTCTTTATCTATAGTAATATTATAGCATACTTTTCAATGATTGTCAATAGCATATGTCTCTTTATTTCACTATAGTCCCTCTCCGCACCTCCAGTTTCTAGAATTACTCTAGTAAATAACAAGTTTTACCCAAATTCACTCCAATCTGCGTATGAGCTTATATATATATACACGCGAGACATTTGGGTCCCCGCGGGGGTCATTCTCAAGTAGCACTCAAGCGGACTCAAGTACACATATATAGGGACTGATGACACTCAAGCGAACTCAAGTACACATATGTGAGATAAAAGAGCCTATGATTTAGACATTAGAGACACCTTGAATCCTGACACCGGTGTCAACATTAGTAAACTAATTTAATACGATTGTTTAAATATTACTTGCACTTGTGTATAATCAACCTATCACCAGCGCTTATGCTGTTGTGCTAAGACCACAAAAATCTTAGGATAATCAATAACTTAAAGGATAAACACAATGACAACTACAACTACTACAGCAACACCAACGAACCTATTTGACACAAAGAAGACTGATGTTGAATACATTGATAACGTAATTGATACAGCCGGTAAGATATCCAACGGTGAGAATACCGTAAGCGATTTCTTAGTAGAAGTATCAGATGATAAACTTAAGCGTACTAAGTACATACAGCGCTTGAATCACTTAAACAATACACTTGCTAACGAAGACTTAACAGCGTTCAAGAAGAAGGTACACAAGATAGTTAAGATAACTAATAAGAAGAAGACTCAAGAACGTATATTAGGGACTGAGAAATGTAAGACTACTAAGTGGTCTATTAGACTTGCGAAGACTGATGATGTAGACAAAGGCTTAGCACTAGAGACTCAAAAAGGAACCTATAAAGAGTTTATGACACCTATTGAGCCTACACCTGAGAAAAAGCCTGAGACGTTAGCAGATACAATAGCAAACTGGATTGAAGCAAATGAGCCTGAGTCAATGGCAAAGGATAAGCGTAAGCCTTTTAATGATGACATCATCAACTCAAGTCAAATGTTAATCCAAAGGGTTCTATTAATCAAAGGCAAATAGAACCACCAACAGAAACACCAAAGCCCACGTTAATTCGTGGGTTTTTTTTGTCTGCAATTCCTGACACCGGTGTCAACACTTGAGCACCTATTGACTATCATCTAAAGCTGTTATATTATGCACTCATATTGAGCAAGGGCTTAGTATGGGTTGACCCTTTAAAGTCTCTATATGAGCAAATATGGAACCCTGATAATACAATTAACCAAAGGATATTATGAAAACAATAAGAATAGGAACTAATGACTATTCCAAAACTAAAATCAAAAATAATATAATGAAGACTTATTTATTGAGAATAGAAAAGGAAAATAACCACTGGTATCAAGAAGCTAATGAATGGGCTGTTGAAGTCTCTGAATTTCTCTTAAGCTTTACCGGTCAAAATGTTTCAGTGCAACAGGTTCTAGGTGTTGTCTCTGCGTTGTCACCAATGCAAGAATGGAATAAGAATAAAGAAATAGCAATTGAATTGATTATGACTGGTGACACTGGATATATGGAACGTGGTAAGCAAAAAGCAAGGGATATTTTAAAAATTGCTGTTGCTATTGGTAATGT